GACTCCCGTAAGGGAGTCGGGTCTAGTGGTAAACCTTGGAGGCGACTATGAGCGATTTCAACTCTGATCTCGATAAAGAGATTCGCAATGCCGGAAGGCGTTACGATCTTATCCTCGAGGCCATTGGAGTCGTTCACGGTCTTATCCTCGCAGGCATTTGCCTGTTGGTTTACGATTGGATCTACTAAGGGTTAAATCCCCAAAGTAGCCCACACTAGTTCGGCATCGCCGGACTTTTATTGGCTCATCGGAGGCCTGCATCTTCGATGCAAACTTCGAAGAGGTACATTATGTCGCAACTGGGTTACGATCGCAATCGCTACGTGACCACCACGACTACTCATGATTCACGCCCTTGGAGCTCTGCCGGTTATTCCGAGCAGAGCAACATTTGGTGTGATCTCCATGAGTCCAAGCCTAAGACTCGGTCCGGTACCACTCGTGGTACTATGGATCCTGACGCGACTTGGCTCAATCCTACGGATTGGAGTCGTGTATTGAATCGGGTGCTTTCGCACTCGAGGAGTACAGTTCGCGAAGATCTCCGTATTGTCGACAACTCTTGGATCACACGTTCGTGGGATGTAGGAGATGGCTTCAATATGACGGATTTTCCATATCCTCCCAATAAGCAATCCACTTATCAGAACCTTTATGACCGTCTCGTGACGGAGGCTCTTATGAACCTTCGTCAAGGTAGGCTGTCACTTGGTGCTGATTTGGGGGAAGCTCGAGGGACTATGGACATGATAGCGGGCGCGGGTACGACACTTCTCAAAGGAGCATCAGCTGCTAGGAGGGGGAATTTCGGGGCTATCCCCGGAATTCTTGGTATGTCGCGCCGCGATGTCTTAAGCGGTCGTTATCCTGCCAATAAATGGCTGGAATACCAGTATGGATGGAAACCCTTGATGGGCTCTATCTATGATGGTATGGATCGCTTGAAGAACGGATTTCGCAAGAAACGTTATTCAAACCGTTTCTACGCTAGGTCTCGTGGTCAAGATCAGGTCACCCATCATGGAACTCGCGAAGCGAAGTTCACTGGTTGGAGACACAATCTCAATCACAGGTATAGCGTTGCTGGCCACTGCAAGCTTTGGTACGAGGTTGAAAATGCCTCTGTCGATAAGCTCGATGCAGCCGGTCTGCTTAATCCGCTGAGTGTGGCTTGGGAACTTGTTCCCTTTAGCTTTGTTTTCGACTGGTTTGCACCCGTCGGAAATACACTCACCGCTCTGACGGCAACGTCAGGACTTCGATTCGTTTCGGGTTACATCTCAATGAAAGGCTTGACATCATTAGATGTTGATACCTTCCAACGAGACGACGCTGACCCTGCTTTCTATCAAACCATTTCCTTAGGAAGTGCTACGATGGAGAGCATGGAATTTCAGCGTGGTGTGTTCAACGACTTTCCGTCGCCGCGTTTTTACGCAAACACACACCCGTTATCAACTCCACGGATAGCTAACGCACTTGCGTTGCTAAGACAAATGTTCTGAGCAATTCCGCTCAGAACCCCTTCGCGGACTTAGTCCGTCTTTTATGGGTTTGACAATTATGCCAAATTTTGCCACGCTGAGCCTCCCGGCTGGCGTCAAGAAGCACGACTTTACCCCCGATTCGATCGTGGGCAACGTCGCGACTCTGGTGGAGTCCCAGGGTATCCCCATCGGTGCCAACCGCCTGTCCTTTTCGAAGACGGTGACGGCCAACGGTCGAATCAAATCGACCTGGAAGCTGTCGCTGCCCATCGTGCAGGACCAGGTGGTGAACGGGATCTCGAAGAAGGTTGTGGTTCGGACCGCTTATGCGGACCTGACCTTTTCCTTCGACGGGTCGTCGGAGAAGCTCGAACGCGCTGATGCGCGTGCCGTCATCGAAAAGCTCATGAGCTCCGATGACGCCCAGCGTTTGCTGGACGATCTTCAGACGTATTACTGAGTATAATGCTCGGTAATCCCGGAGGGGAGCGTCTAGCGTTAGTAACCATACTTAGTGTGGTTGCTTGCGTTATGTTCCTCTCTTTTCTTTTTGCTTTCACTACTAAGGAAAGCAAAGCCATAATTGGAGTACCATATGGCCAAGCACCGTCGTTCCACGCAACAATGCGTCAATACGAAGATGCCCGAGGGACTAACGGACGAGTTCAAACGCCGAGTTCTCGCATTGAGGTCGTTCCCGAAGGGGGACTATCTCAAGAGTGAGCTCTTCTCGAAGTTTGTCTCTTCCGACACCGACCCCGCGGAAACGCGGAGACTGCGAGCCATTACCAAATGGTTAGCAGTAGAAAGAGATAATGAGGCAACAAACGATAGATTATTTCTAACCCCCGAGGATTTTCAAATTCTTCCTCGGGTATCGTTTGGGGCTTTTGTCTCCTTCTGTCGCGATCTCATCAGTGATATCATTGGTGAGACTGCTCCCGTGGAGGCCCTTATCGGGGCCTTCTCGGGGGGTGCGTCGACTTCTAGGTCACGTGCTTCGAGCTATCCAGCTTCGAAGTACCTCGGAAAAGCGCATGTCACCGCCCGTTGTCTGGACCTCTTTGAGGATATTTCCTCTGAGATGCCCGGATGGCTGGCGGACGGGACCGTTCTCGATTACGAGATCGTTCCTGGCAACGTGATGTTCACTGTTCCCAAGAAAACCGATATCGATCGATGTGCTTGCAAGGAGCCCGATCTGAATATGTTCATCCAGAAGGGCATAGGCTCTCACTTTCGTGATTGTCTACGTCGTACCGGCATAAACCTCAATGATCAATCGATAAATCGATCATTGGCTCGTTCCGGATCCTTGACCGGGGAATTAGCTACGTTTGACTTGTCAAGCGCTTCTGATTCCGTGACAACTGAGCTCGTCTCTATGTTGTTGCCCGAGTGTTGGTATACCCTCCTGGACTCTGTGAGGAGTCCAGTCACCATCATTGATGGTGAAGAACATCGGAACCACATGTTTTCCTCAATGGGCAACGGCTTTACGTTTGAGTTGGAGAGCTTGCTCTTCTATACTCTCACGCGAGCCATTTGCTTCTTTACGGGAACACGTGGAATCGTGTCCGTATACGGTGATGACATTATATGCCCTACGGGCATCTCCAATGTTCTTCCGTTCGTCTTTGGATACTTCGGATTTACCGTTAACTTGGATAAATCTTTTGTATCTGGAGACATCAGGGAGTCCTGCGGAGGTCATTACCAAAACGGGCGTGATATCACTCCTTTCTATGTGAAGGCTCCGATAGCGACTCTTGTCGACGTCATTGACGTTGCTAACAAGCTTCGCCGTTGGGCAGAGATCGAGGATTATTCAATCCTTGATCCTGAGGTGGAAGATATATGGCTTTGGCTTAAATCTTTCGTCCCTTCCAATCTTTGGGGTGGTGGTGATACAACCTTCAAGTACCAGCTCGTGTCTCGCGACGTGAGCAGTTGTCGACTTGTCGAAAAGACTCGTCGTCTTGACAACGGTACTGGAGGCTATTACCATTGGCTAAACGCCACCTGGGATCGCACTTGTCTTCGAGACGGGGTTAGTACCTCGACTCGCACCTTATCGGTTCCGGAGTACCGGATAAGACCTGTGCGCCTTTCGGCAGTGCCTCGTTTGCTAGCGTGGTTCCATTCGGAACTACGTTGACACCGAGTATAAAGAGAAG